TGTCGGCATCAACAAAGAATAGGTGTGTGGAATCTGCTTGATCTAGGAACTTAGCGGTCAATGTGTTCCGAGCGCGGCTGATAAGGCTCTCGTTAACCATGGTTTCTAATGTCCAGTCAATTCCTAATTGTCTAGCAGTATTTGCCCATTTAATGAATGACATGAATGTTGATTCAGTTAGCATACCACCATAGCATGGCATAGCTATGTGTACACGTGTTGTACGCAAAAAGTCTACATTGACCTGTACTTGATTTTGCCCTGTTGCTGCAGATTGATCTGCTTGTTGGGCATCTTGTTCTGTAATTTCTTGTATTGCTTCTACTGCCTGCTCTACAGGTATAGTAGCTTCTTGGGTTTGTTTTTTCTTAGCCATTTTATCCTCATGAAAATGTACTATTATTTACATAAGGATAAGTTGGTCAAATTATTTTTCGTCTAGGTAATCTTCGTTTATATCTTGATCTGGGAATACTTGTTTATATAAATCAGTTAATTCCTCGTCACTAGCTAGGCTTAATGCGCTGATTTCATAGTCTGTGGCTTTAGCTAATCTGTGAATCATTGTTTTACGCATTCCGTAATCCATAGCATGACGCTGTGGTAGATCGTATGGTTTTTCGGCTTCCGCCACGTTTTGTTCTTTCACAGATTTTTTATTTAGATTCGGACTACCTGCGTTGTCCAGTGCTTTGGCTACCCTTACATTTAACGGGTCTTTAGGATCTTGCCCAGCATAACGCATCAAAGCGCCACCAATTTTTGAAATTGGATTAGGCACACTCGCTAAAGCTGTACCAAAATGCCTTGCATCTTGACGATCCAAAGGATCTTCTTTAGTATTTTTTCCAAATCGCCATTCCGTACCTTCAGGTGGTGTAATTACTTCTCTATTGAGTTTGGGACCCTGCCAAGGCACACCGGATGGAGTCATCGCAGGGTCGTCATCATCTTCAGCTACATTTTTTTCAACTAATGCCCTAATTACCTCGCCGTCTGGTCCTCGCATATTCCACTCATCGTCGTTAGGAGTAGGCATATCAAATTCTTGCTTATAAAGTTTATCCCATTGCCAAGTGCCAGGATAAACACGATTTCCGTCTGGATCTTGAAAAATTTTTTCTTTAAATTTGTAATAGTGAGGGAAACGATTTTTCTCACGCCCTTGCCATTCAAGTTCTTCTTCAGAAGGCTTCATTTTTGAAAAATCTTTATCTAAGATACCCTCTGGTAAACCTTGATACGCTTCCTTTAGTAATTTAAGAACTTGTATTTTCTTCTCTACGCTTGCTTCTTTAAGCATAGGACGAACACGCTGAATAAATTCTTTTATTTTTGCTTTCTTAGTTGCAGGCTTAAACTCACCCATACGTTGACTTGCTTTCTGCATTAATGCTAATACTTCTTTATCGTTAAGTGCATCTGGCATAGCATCTCGCCATACTGCAAACTTTTGTTCATCACTTGCGTTTGGATCTTTAAGAATATCACGCATTGGAGTCGCTCTTGGGCCCTCTTCTGCTTGTGCAGCATCATCAACATCTTGACGTTTGATTACTTGTAGATTATCTAATCCAAATGTTTTATAAACTGTTTCGCCTGCCTTATTCTTCCCTACTAGATATTGAAATGCTCTAACCTGATCCGCACCAACAACTAATACTGCGTTTCTATAACCCATTTCTGCTAGTGTAGTTAACATCCTATTAATATCTGGTATATTGTCTGTTGCACTTTGAAATATGTTTGCTTGTTTAGGAAAAACTTTCTTGTAGATATACAATTTTTCTTCTGGATATAATGGATCATCCGCACCTACTGTTCTACTGACAAAGAAATATGGATCTGCACCCATGTTCGCTGCTTGAACAATAACTGCTCTCGCTAATAACATGTGACCTTTATGACCCATGCCACGACCCCATCCTACCACTGCTGTATCACTTTTTCCTGTACGCTTTATCATATTTTTCTCGGTTGCCAATTAAGTTGGTCTATTAATTTTAAAAACTGTCCGGGCAATGCATACTTGAAATTTACTTCAGGATGTGCTTGTGCATATCCTTCTGGATTAGTTTGCATTATACCACCATGTAATCCTAAGCTTAGTGATTTAATTACTTTCATTTTCTCATTAGTAATAGCTTCTACTGCACCTAATGTTGCTTTTAATCCTTCTGGATCACTTAATAATGTCTGTGCTTTTTTAGCACTTAGATTACTTTGAGCCCATGCGGGAAAGTCTCTTAATAAACCACTTGTTCTTAAATGTTGATTTAAGTATGTATACAATTCGCCACCTGGATTATTCATACCAGGTTTGGGTGCTAGAAAATTATCTATTTTCTGTGCATTCGCTTGTATGAATCTAGACAAATTAGTTAATCCAGATTTATCAACACCTGGCAATTCTTCTGCATATGTAGTACCTTGAACAATAACATCAGGTGTTGATAAACTTTCTGCGTTTGGAAATCTACTTTCTTCACCACTACCCAATTTATCATAATAACCAGTTGCAGCTATCATTATTTTTGCATTTGGTATTCGTTGACCTAAGTCACTATCAGCTGGTACATGAAATGCTGTTATGTTAGGTTTAAAATCATATGTATTTGTATTCTTGTTTAGTACAGGCATTGCACTTCTGCCGTCTGGTTTAGTACCAGGATAAAATAGTAATCCACCTTCTAAGAAACCACGCTGAGGACTTGCTTGTTCTAAATAAGGCCACAAACTCGCAAACTGTTTTGCAAATTGCATACGGCTTGCATCAGCTTCGCCACCAGTACCTAAGATGAACTTCATAATATCATCTGGGCTTTTAGTTAATGTTGGTGCTCCTGCTTTAGTCTGCATTGTTCCTGACTTCAAATACTGCCATGCATTTTTTGGTATCATGTAAAATGTACCACTATCATCACGACCCCAGTATACCACAGGCATACCATCCCATTTTAATTCAATAGTACCATAATTATCAATCATATTAGTTAAACGCTCTACGGCATGCATTGCTCCGTGACTACCATTGGCAATCACTAGATCCTCAATGTGTTGATATTTACGACCCACTTGTCCTGCTGCCTCTAGTAACGATAGTATTTTCATTTTAATAAATTCATTGTACGTCTGAACCAATCATGAATATTCTCATTTAGCTCTAAATTAGGTGCCCATTTATCTTTTATGGCTTTATATTTGTTAGGATCACTTCTCAATGCTGATAGTATAGAATGCACACTTCCCATATCTTCTGCGGTCGCATTAGGACCAATTATAATCTTAGCAATCTGATCTTTATTACTTGTGATTAATTCTTTAGTTTCACGGTCAACAAGACCTTTGTAAGGACTCATCATTAAACTAGGATGATCAGGCAATGAACTCATATTAGTTAAGTCTGCCCACATGCCGTGTAATGTTCCGCCTTTCATTGTAGGGTCTTTGCTATAGTCATGAGTGTGTAATGGAACAACATCTCTTGCATTTTCTACAGCCATAATGTCAACTTGTGTCACATCACCATCTTCACCTGTAGGTATACCAACATGTACACTGACTCCAGTTCTTGCAGCAAAATATCCATTCTCTTTAAAATAGTTTTCTAAACCCTGTCTTGCAGTTTTTAGGTCCTTTACAGGAAAAATTTTCATCAATTCAGCAGCATCAATCAATACATCCATATCGCTACTTACATCTTTCTTCCCTGCACTTCCTATAGGATAAACATTGATACCCTTAGGCATAATACCTTGTAAATTCTTTACAACTGTTTGTACATTTTTACGTGTGATAGGTTTAGCGTCAGGTACTACATTTCCGCCCTCTAAAAACATTTTAGTAGACATTAATAACTTACCTTTATAAATTGGATTACGCCTGCTGTAAAACCTGATACAGCAGCTCTTAACCATACAAAATTGCCGTTTATGTTTTGGTAGCTTATTTGAGTGAGTTCTGATCCTGTAATTTCTAAAACATTGAACCAATCATTTGAAGTTGGATTTTCTGCTAGACTTGCTTGAATATTAACTGTAGCGGTTACTGAGGTAAAGCTCCATGTCACTGTTTGCAAGTCTGCACCGCCTAAATAATAGGAGGCAGCAGGTTGTTTAGTTCCGGTTATGTTTGGTCCCTGTCCAAAAGGGGTTTGTGATAGCAGGATAAGAGTAGTAGCCTGTGACATTATGCTTGCACCAATTCTACTACTACAGAATCACCTACTAATTCTTGAACCACTTGTTCAAGCGCGGTTTGAATTTCAGGACTAGCGATTCCAGCTGTTGAGGAATCGCTATCCTTGACAATTTTGCTTAGTTTGATTACAATTACATCTTCTACGATTTTAGCCATGGTAAATACTCCATTAATAGAGTATTTATCAAAATTAGTCTCGCTGTTCTACTTTATAGGTTTTACCCAAATAACTGTCAAACGTAAGCCCTAAAATAGTTTGGATAGATTCTATATCATAATCTACAAAAAAGCTTGCTTCAAGATAGTGTTTTCTCCAATTTTGTCCATCTTTTATCTCAAATGCCCATCTACGTAATGCCCCGCAAGGGTATACAGATTTTTCGTATGACTGTAAAAACTTTTGCATTTCAGTATGTAAATCAGCATTTTGTAATGATCTACATCTAAAATAAGTTCTATATTTGTGTTTTGGATTATTACGTTCTAGTATAGAAGGATCTCCTTCTAATTTTACTTCACAATAATCAACATTTGTATCAACATATTCTAGTGTTTGTAACTTAAATAAATCATTACCATAGACGCTAATCATATCATAATCAATGCGTATGGTGATATCTTTACTTTGACTATTTCTCCAATGAATAAATCTAATTAATGGGGTATGATCTACGTCATTGGTTCTTTTTCCGTGATAAAAGTATACTCCTGATTGTTGGCGATATGAAATGTTATTATGTAACTGTTCTTCAGTTTTACAATATCTAACTAAATGAAAATTAGGATTACATATAACTGCCCTATATTTGTATTTGTTGAAAAAAAGTTTAGATTTTTTTACTGTGCGTAAATTATTCAACTGTAATTACTCCATCATATCCAACAAATGCAGTAACTTTTGGCGTTACTGTAAATTCAATTTCATCACCTTTTAGTATTGCAAATACGTTAGCATTTTTAACATTTTCAAAAACAATTTTTTTAGATAATGGAACTCTAATCCACTCGTCAATTTTACGTGCTAATGGTCTAGCACCCATTTTGCTATCGTACCCCTTTTCGGCAATGTAATCAACCACAGGTTCACTTAAATTTAAATTAATATCGTGTGTGTTTTTCAAAGCCTTTTTTAAATCTTCCGTAAATTTAACAACAATTTTCTTAATTGCAAGTGAATCTAATTTGTTAAACTTGCATACTAAATCAAGTCGATTTCTAAACTCAGGTTTAAAAAACTCTTTCATAGCTTTGTCATCTTCGCCTGTTTTTTCTTGGGCTCCGAAGCCAATCGCATTACGTTCGCTATCACTTGCACCCAAATTACTTGTCATGATGATGATACAATTTTTAGCATTTACTTCTTTGCCGTTACTTCCCGTAACACGTCCTTCGTCAAGTAATTGTAAGAAAATGTCAAAAACTTCATGGTGTGCTTTTTCGACTTCATCAAACAACATAATAGAGTATGGGTTCTTGCTTAAGTCATTTATTAGTTTACCACCACCTAGATTACCTTCACCGTATCCTACATAGCCAGGAGGTGCACCAATTAGTTTAGCGACACTATGTTTCTCACCATATTCACTCATATCGTACTTGAGCAATGGCATGTCAAGGTTCTTGCTGAGTAGTTTAGCAAGTTCAGTTTTCCCAGTACCAGTAGGACCTAAGAACAAGAAACTACCAACTGGTTTCGTTTCGTTATTAATACCAGCAAAGCTAACATAGATTCTTTCAAGAACCTTGTTTACAGCATCATCTTGACCATAAAGTTTATCCTTTACATTTTGCTCAAGAGTTTTAATTCTATCACTGTAATCGTTACTAAGTTTATCTGCAGGAACACCCGTAAATCGTTCAACTTGTTCGTAGATAAGCTCTTTAGTAATTTCTGCTTCCTTATTTTCTAATACACGTTGCTTAGCGCAGGCTGCATCAAGTAAGTCAATACTTTTATCTGGATTCTTACGATCATGGATGTAACGTGAAGAACAATCAACACTTGCCTCAATTGCTTCCTCTGAGATTTTTACATTATGAAAATCATTTAGTCTTTGACTTAATCCACGTAAGATACGAATAGTGCTATCGTGACTTGGCTCATCAATACCAACACGATAGAATCTACGCATCAATGCACGATCCTTCTCAAAGCTTTCGTAGTACTCTTCCCAAGTAGTGCTTGCAATAATCTTTAATGTGCCCTTAGTAATTGCAGGCTTAATCATGCTTGCAAAATCAATACTACCATTATTGGTGTTACCACTGCCTTTCATTGTATGTGCTTCATCAATAAAAAGGATAGCTTTCTTTTTCGTATTCAATGCATCAATAATGTTTTTAATTTTTTCTTCAAAATCACCACGATACTTACTGCCCGCAAGTAGCATACCGACTTCTAAACTGTATAGTTCATGGTTCTTTAAGAATTCAGGAACATTATCCTCAACAATCATAGTAGCAAGACCTTCTGCAATAGCTGTCTTACCAACACCCGGATCACCTACCATCAATACATTAGATTTAAAGCGTTTAGCAAGAACATTAATGATATCATTAAGTTCAGTACTGCGACCAATTAGTGGCTCAAGTTTTCCCTCTTGTGCCATCTTTGTTAGATTTATCGTATATTCATCAAGAATTTCGTTTGCTTGGCTATCAGTGAGATTCCCAGAATATTCTGCACCCTTGTAAGTTTTCTGCCAATGAGGAAGAAATTCGTTTTTGAGTATTCCATATTTTAAAAGGAAATAATTTGCATGACTATTATTTTCATTCATAATACTGAGATAAAGATCAACTGTAGTCACATTTTTTCTACCAGTGAACAGTACCTGTGTCACGCTACGATTAATAACTCTTTCTAAACTATTTGTTTTTTTAGGTTGTATTTCTTGTCCCTGATCAACTATAACTTCAATAGATTTTAAACTATCCAAATAGTTAGACAATTCTTTTGATAAATTTTCTACATCAGCCCCAAACTGCTCTAAGCATTTTTTGAAGGGTACATGTTTAACTAAAGCTAAAAGTAAATGTTCCACTGTGCAATATTCGTGGTTTCTTTCTTTAGCCAAAACAATAGATTGTTCAATAATTGATTCAATTTCAACAGAATTATTCAATTTAATTTCCTTTATTTTTAGAGTGTAAAATACTCATTAGTATATCATTGTCAATTTTATCAGGTACGAATGGTTTAATCAACAATAATTGGTCTCCTGTACTATGTCCATTTGTCAATCCTTGTCCATTTACACGCAGGGTAGTTCCAGGTTGTGTTTTTGGTTTTATTAAAACATTAAATGTTTTCCCTGATATTGTCACAAAATCTATCGTTGTACCAACAATTAAATCAAGAACACTTACATCTATTTCACTTATAAGTGTTAATCCAGTTCTTTGAAATTTCTGATGATCATGTACACGAAATTCAACGATTAAATGTGCATTGGGAATTAAATTATCATATCTTATTTGATGACCATTTTCAACTCCTTTAGGAATATCAATCCTAACAGTTTGAGGTCCATTATTTGTAACAAAACTTAATACTTGATCTCCACCACTGTAAACTTGTTCCAATGTTAATGTAACTATAGTTTTGTATGTTGGCATATGATGACGTTGATGTCCGAACATCTGGCCAAAAATATCATCAATGTTTATACCACCTGTGTGAAAACTAAATCCCCCAGGAAATCCTGTGAATCCAAAACCTCCTTGATTTGGAAAACCATGAGAAGGCATATCGTATTCTGCTTTTTTTTGGGGATTAGATAGCGTGTCGTAAGCCGATTGAATCTCTTGAAACTTAGCTGTATCACCACCCCTATCGGGGTGATGAATATTTGCTAATCTCCTATAGGCTTGTTTTATTTCTTCTTGTGAGGCGTTTCTATCAACGCCTAATGTATTGTAATGGTCCATAATTGATTATAACATACCTTTGTTAATAATCAAATATTTATGGTTATCCTGCTGCTCCTGCTACTTTTTCTTTTGTACGACCATAAGCAGCGATACCAAGAACTGCGCCCATTGCAATGTGATATAATCCTGCGCCTTGTAGTGTCAATGGTTGCCATTGACTTGTAACTTGACCACCTTGTAATGTTTGTAATATGCTCCATAATACTGGGAATACAACAAAGTCTGCTGTACATGTTGCCATATATACCCAACCCATAACTGGACGCCATTTTTTGTTGATCCAATCTGTGTTGTCATTCTTTACGAACTCTGCACCTTGTGCTGCGTTATCACCCGCCTGTGTGTTATACATTGGCTGTGATGCTGCCCCTTGTTGCATCATTGGTTGTTGCATTGATTGTTGCATCATTGGTTGTTGCATTGGTTGCGGTGCTCCAAAACTATTTGAATCTGCTTGCACATCCCCGAATCCGCCACCAAATGCATTGTTTCCATGATCCGCTTTTTTTGCTAATAAAGTTGTTCCCATAATTGCTCCTTTTTATAATCCAGCGATTGCTTTATATGCTTTTATTTCTTTATCTTGTTCTTTAAAAAGTTTATGTGGTTCTAAGCCAGATAACTCACGCATTTCATTTAGATCCGATTCTTTGGATTCTCTATAAAGATGCGGGGATAAAATTATATTTGATTTTAATTCTTCTATATCAGCACTAATTTCAATATCATTAACCTGAATAGTCCAATCCTCTAATTTGAGTGATGACAATGTGGTTAAATCTTCTAACATTTCTATTATTCTTTCTGGAACTTTAGTTCTGCGTTCCATTTCAACAAATACAACATGTCTACCACGCCTAATTTCGCCTTTGCTAATTTGAGCATCAATTACAAAATCGTAACCTTTTTCAAACCAACTTGCTAAATCCTGACTTGCCTGTTTACCCTTAACGATAAAAGCAAGTGTTACCGTTTCATCGTCACTTCCTGTTTTAGCTTCATATTCATCAATGCTCAATGTAGGTATAATTTGTCCCACAAAATCTTTATAATCTAATCCTTCATTTAATTGCTTCATACTGGGACTCCTGGTGCTGCTGGGCCAGCAGGTGTTGCAGGTCCCGGCATTGGCATTTGTGCAGGACCCATTGCGTCCATATTATCTAAACTATCATCCTGCTCAGTATCTTTATCGTAATCTTGTTCGTAGGCTTCCTCTAACTCATCTAAGTCTATAGTTTGATCTGCTAAATCAATAGAACCCTCTTTAATTTCATTCATCAATTGTTTAGGCATTTCTATTCTAACTAACCAAACCGATCTTTCGATCATTTTAGGATAATGTGTTCCTGGTTTATAATCGTTTGAGGTCTTAATTTCAATAGGGACTTCAATTTTAGTTTTCTTAAAATGCACAGAACATCCTATCCCTAAAAGACGTTTCCCACCTCTAGGGTCAGGCATGAGTTTTTCTGGCCACATAAAAATACAAGTAACCGTGTATTTTTTGATATCAGGACCGTCAACTAATTCACCCAAATCCCAGTTTTTAAAAGCATACAAATCAGCTTCGTCTAAAACACGTTCAAAATCCAATAAAATAGTCATTGACCCGTCACTTGTGTAAACACCATGAATAGTGTCAATAATGCTGGGATAATCTAAATCGTTAAAAAACTCGTTTGCAGGTAAATTTTTCATAGTACTAGTATTTATCTATAAAGTGCTGGATACGATTTTTGGATATTTACTGGACAGCATAATATTTATCGTCTTTTCAAGCTAAAAAATGTATCATTTTAACTGTCCTTAATAGTTCTAAATATTTTTTGAGTAGTCAACTCAATGTAATTTATAGGAGAAAAACTTGAGCAAGAGAAAAACAGGTGCTTTACGTAAAGCAGACACAAAAATGACAAATTCAAGAAAAAATTCAAATCAGACGTTTTACACACACGAAACAAATACAATACAGTTTGACACTTACAGACCCAAAAAAAGTAAAGTAATACAACTTATTCCAAAAACAACAAATCAAGAAACCTACGTTTTAGAGTTATTAAATCCTAATACAGACATAGTAATAGCTTCTGGTCCAGCCGGTACGGGCAAAACATATCTAGCTATGCTAGCAGCTATAAAAGCTCTAAAAAATCAAGAAATTGAAAAAATCATTTTAACAAGACCAGCAGTAAGTGTTGATGATGAAAAACATGGTTTTCTTCCAGGCGATTTAAACGCTAAAATGGAACCTTGGACAAGACCATTGTTAGATGTACTTCGTGATTATTATACAGCTAAGGAAATAACCCACATGCTAGAAGAACAAATAATAGAAATAGCACCCCTAGCATTTTGTCGAGGTAGAAATTTCAAAAATAGCTTTATTATTGTTGATGAATCACAGAACTGCACACCGAATCAAATCAAGATGATTTTGACTAGGATAGGTTTAGGAAGTAAAATTATTATCACAGGAGACATAGAACAAACAGACAGAAAAAAACTTGATAATGGTTTACTAGATTTACAACACAGAATTAAAACAAAGGGTATTGATGGTATTAAACTTTGTGAGTTTGACTACAAAGATGTTCAACGACATTACTTAATAGAACACATATTAAGAATGTACGAATAAAAAACAGGGGCTCATTGCCCCTGTTTGTTTGTATCTTCTAGACTTTGTATCAAATTTGGATAAACTTTTTTATAATATTCATTAATTGTTTCCCAATCGGTTGGCATTACCTTACCGTCAATAAGACATTTTGATACCTTTTTTTCTGTGTAATCTAGAATTATATTACACATTTGCAAATCATTTTTTCTAAGATGTCTACTAATGCCAACCTCTTCGTCAATTTGACCATTAGCCTTCTTTTTAAAAGTAACTAAAAAATATCTCACTGTGTAAGCTCCGCTAATGTTGCTGCTAAACTTATTTCAGGGATACCTACCAATGTTAAATTTACTAAACCGTTTCTAATTTTAATAATTGCTGCATCACGGCTTTCCGTATTGTCTCCCCAAAGATCCAAATTGTTATACATCCAACGATATATATCCTCTAACCTTGTAGGATGCATATCTAAATATTGCATTAATTCTTGCCTGCCCTCAGCAATTTTTCCTTGTTTAAAAAGTGTTGTAGCCTTAATTAGTAAATCATCCTCTGTGTTACCCACTTCTTGTATCGCAACAAGTTTTCCTGTGCTACTATTGACTTGCAATTGATTTAAACATTTTCTCAAGTCTGGGTATGTTGCACGAACATATGTGTCAAGTACATCAATATCAAAATCAATTGATTCATTTAATAGAACTGTAGCGGCACGTGCTGTAAATTCTGCCAAATCAGTTTTACTTATATGAACTTGATGACAACGACTTTTAAGTGCAGGGATAATTCTGTATTCATAGTTACATGTAAGTATAAATCTACATGTTTGATGATATGTTTCCATATCACTACGTAATGCAGCTTGACCTTGTGGCGTCAAATAATCTGCTTCATCAAGTAAGACAATTTTAAATGCACCAAAAGGCATAGTTTGTGCGAAACCTAATATTTTATTTCGCACAACATCAACGCTATTTTCACGACTTGCATTTATTTCTAGTACATCATATTCACTTACGTCTAATTCATTTATAAGAACCTTAGCAAGTGTTGTCTTACCTGTACCGGGATCACCACTAAAAAGTAAATGAGGAATTGATTCGTCTGTTATCCAGCCCTGTATTTGTTCTTTTTGTTTGTTATCAACAAAAACATATTCGTCTACTGTACTTGGACGATATTTTTCAACCCATAATTGATTCTTCATTTCTTAAGCATTTCCAATGTAATAATTTTACTGATAGCAATACCCAAATCTTCTGTATTAGGTATTATGTGTAGTGACTTTTGCGGGACAGCGTTATTAACAATATAAGAAGCTGGCTCTGCAAAATGTACCTCTACTACATGACCTCCAACAGCAGGATAAATTTGAAAATTTATTGACTGAGTGTTTGGAGAAGGGTGTAGTGCTAATG